TCAAAACAATCCCGCCGGTTCTGCGTCCACATCCCAACTAAAGATCAGCACCTCTTTGGCGTCTGAGCCTTTGCCGCCGCCGACGGTATAGCGGATGTCGGTGGTTTCGATGTGGTAGTCCGCGAAGATCCTGCGGATGTCTGGGTGGTCGTTGAGGCTGATGATGGCCTTGCCCTTGAGCTTTGCCAACATGCTCGCCATTTCCTCGTACTGCTCTATGCCAAAGGGTACACCATACCCCTCTGTCTGCCAGTAGGGCGGATCCATATAGAAGAGTGTGTGCGGGCGGTCATAGCGTTCAATGCAGTCCTGCCAGCTTAGGTGCTCTATAAAGGTGCTTGATAGGCGCAAGTGAGCCGCTGAGAGCGTCTCCTCTAGGCGCAGCAGGTTCAAGCCTGGTGGTGTGGTAGTGGCAGTGCCAAACGTCTGGCCTTCGATGCGGGCACCGAAAGCATTCTGCTGTAGGTAATAGAAGCGAGCCGCACGCTGTATGTCAGTGAGTGTTTCAGGCCGAGTCATCTTGAGCCACTCAAACACCTGGCGGCTGGAGAGTGCCCATTTGAACTGCCTGACGAACTCTTCCAAGTGGTTCTGCACAACACGGTAGAGGTTCACCAGGTCGCCGTTAACGTCATTCAGCACCTCTACTTCGGCAGGCGATGGCCGCAGAAAGAACAGCGCGGCCCCTCCTGCGAAGGGCTCTACGTAGCACTGGTGCGGCGGCATCAGTGGAAAGATACGGTCAGCTAGGCGGCGCTTGCCGCCCATCCATGGAATGATTGGGGTAGCCACGAGACATCTCCTTTACGGGCTTGGAGCTCGCGGCTCTCTGCTGGTTTAAGTGCCTGCAACGCGGGCACTTTATTTCAATGAACTGGTAATCGCTGACGTTGGCCAGCTTGCGGTTGCACCGCGTACAACGGATTTCGATTAACACCATGTCAAGCCTTATAACGTTCTAACGTTTGGCTTAGACTCTCTAACGCCTAGCTAGGCAGGGGAGTCTTGGCCGACTTGCAGGGTGTTCTGCTTGTTGGTGGCCATCTCAGGTGTTCCAGCACCTTAGGTGGTCACTCCTCTTCTCATCCCGCCTGATAATCCATCATCACAATCTCTGCCGCGCCCTCGCTAGTCATCTCTGCACACGACGTTAATCTCGTATCGATCCACGGGCGATGTCTGGGACGCCAATCGCCGTTATCCTCGTACTCGACCCGCGTTTTTTGATCAGCCATAGCCCGTGCGTCGCCTTCTGACTCTGCACGTATCAACATTCCTTGCGTGACATCATGTCCAGCGTTGAACGGTTGGATGAGTTTTAAGATGAAAATTTTCACGATTGAACTCCAGTGTGATCAGTTAACGCCCGCATAAATAGCGAACACGAGCCCCAGTTGGGGCGGTAAATTTGTGAAGCTCTGACCGTTACCCGCATCGGCTGTCTGATCGTTTGCTAGCTCGACTGTCTCGGTAGGGGTGCCACGGAAGTAATTACGAACAGGGTCATTGAGATTAACTCTCCCGCTGGCTAGGTAGTCTCCTGTAGCGGGCGTGCTCTGCCCGGCGCTGTCAGTGGCCGCTGTCACAGTGAACTCGTGGGAGTGAGTCGGCAGGTTGTCGGCCGTTAGGGTAGTTGTCTCTTGGCCGCGAGTCTCGCCTAGCTCCACATCAAATTGGGTTAGTGGCGCCCCAGCGGTAGGGGCGAGTGTGGCCGCTACCGGGGAACGGCCCCGCAAATCCGGTACTTTCGGGTCGCCAAAAAAACTCCCGAACGGGGATTCAGCGTCTAAAAGCTGTGTGCGTAGGGGGTCGGCTACGCCTTCCTCCAAATAATGACCGTCACAAATACGCCAATTTGGTGGTAGTAGCGCAGACGTGAACATCCGTACCTCGCCTACTGCTACACCGCTCAGCTGATTCGCGGCGGCTTGGGCAGCCAACGCAGAGTCCGCCGCTTCGGTTGCCGAGTTGGATGCGTCGTTACGCGCCGCCTCTACTGCAGCGAGGTCACCGTATAGATCCTCGGCGTCCGTTTTCGCTGTTTCAGCAGCGTTCGCTGACTGACCGGCAGCGAACGCTAGGTCGGCAACAGCTTGTTTATCGGTAGCAACCTGTTGAGCGGCATCGTCTATCAGGCCTTTTTGTTGATCGATATGGAGGCGGTCATCGGCAACAGCTTGTTTATCGGTAGCCACTTGCTGAGCGGCGTCGTCTACCAGGCCTTTTTGTTGATCGATGTGGAGGCGGTCATCGGCAACAGCTTGTTTATCGATACCCACTTGCTCAGCGGCGTCGTCTACCAGGCCTTTTTGTTGATCGATGTGGAGGCGGTCATCGGCAACAGCTTGTTTATCGGTAGCCACTTGCTCAGCGGTATCGTCTACCAGGCCTTTTTGTTGATCGATGTGGAGGCGGTCATCGGCAACGTCTTGTTTATCGGTAGCCACTTGCTGAGCGGCTTCGTCTACCAAGCCTTTTTGTTGATCGATATGGAGGCGGTCATCGGCAACGTCTTGTTTATCGGTAGCCACTTGCTGAGCGGCATCGTCTACCAAGCCTTTTTGCTGATCGATATGGAGTCGGTCATCGGCAACAGCTTGTTTATCGGTAGCCACTTGCTGAGCGGCATCGTCTACCAGGCCTTTTTGTTGATCGATGTGGAGGCGGTCGTCGGCAACAGCTTGTTTATCGGTAGCCACTTGCTCGCTTAGATCTTGGCACAATGCTACAAACTGATCGACGTCCACCGCCCTTGCCTTGGCGAAGGCAGACATCGCTACTGCTTGCTTTAAGCACGGTATAAACCGGACGGTGTAACCTAGGCCGTCCAGGCCTGTGTCCGGGTCTGCGTCGTCGGTGTAGGTCTGGCCATTGCCACCTAGTTCTTCGGGAAACGTTACGCTCGCCATTTATAGGATCTCCAGTAGTGACATCGCGTGTTCATAATTCGCGTAATAGGGGTAGGTAATGCCGTTCAGCTCGGTTTGCTGTGCGATCATGGCGCGTGCAAAGTTGATAGGGGACGGTACCGGCGACCAGAGGTAGAGGATCTCACCGACGATGTCCTGAGTGCGCTGCAAGCGATGGATGCGCAGAAAGGCTTCATCTTCGTTGAGGTTATTTAAGTCGAACGTGACTGTGCGCTTGGGCGTCACTCGACGTGCATAGCCTGTGCGTGACGGATCGCCCGCCCACGTGATCTGTGTGCCGGTGTCGTAACCATGCTGAACGCCGTGATCCAGGTTTTTACGCGGCTGCCACACGTCGGTCACCATCACTCGGCCCATGACAATGGCACCGTCAGTGTTGGCGGTATCACGCAGCTCCACATGCATACTGCTGCCTAGTAACCGTTCTTCAAAGAACACGATCGCCAGCGGTGTGTAGTTCTGTCGATCATCTTCAGCCAATCGACGGTTCCAAAAATTGTCGTTGCCCCAAACCACGTCATCTAAGCCGTACAAGACTGGCCATACGTCTTGCCAGCCTGTATTTAGGATTAGGTCTGTTTGCCCAGCATCGCGATAGACACGGGCGCGCAACGTCGCGGTTGAACTCATGTTGTGGGCGGGGATCGCGAGTGCATGTAGTCGCTGCCGCTTAGGTAATGTGATTGAAAACTGGGTATCAATAGGGTCTAACGATGCTGTTTTAGCGACGACCGAAAAACGAGCGTCTTTCACGTGCTCAAGGGGTAGCGTGGGCACCCAAGCACCGCCACTCACAACGGCGGTATCTATATAGTTAGGCCAGCAAAGGGCTATCTTATTCGGATCAAGTGCCATATCAGCCCCAAAGATTCAAAGTGAGTTCATCGGTTTCTGCGTTGAGTCGGTAGCCTGTAACGCGCATTGCGCGGCCATCCCCGTAGCCCTGCCTGGGAGTGATGAGCGTGAGATTTCCGCCCACCGTGGGTAGTGGTGCTTCGATAGCCTCAACCTTTACGGTGTCACGCCGAACACTCAACAATGCGAGTACCCGCTGGGCGACTTCTTGGCTTTTTGAATAGCTGGCCAGGACGCTGTTAATCGTTATTTCACTGGCCAATGGGTGTCGATCGCGAACGGATTGATCCGTGGCCACCACGCGGCGGGTTTGCTTAGCCATACGCGCGCGGCGGGCGTTGCTCACATCGCCGGATAGGTCGTTTTGAACGGTCTCGATGCGGTCGCATTCCAGTGTGACGCGCCACACCGGCAGGCCACCTTCACCAGCTCCAGTGGCGCTTCGGCTTAATGTCTCAATTGAGTAGTCGCGGACTGCATCATCGGTTGGCTCAGGTTCTTCCCAATCCCCCAGGCGCAGTACTTGGTCAGGTTGTACCGCGAGCCACCCGCCAATGCTTTCAGCGATGCGATCGAGCAGCTCCAGCGTGTTGGTTTCGCCTGTGAGGTAGAAGCGTACAGCGCCATATTCGTTGAGCGTGGCCACGTCGCTAGAATGCAGTGTGTAGCCACGTGCAACGGCCAGCGCCTGCGCAACGGTGCCTGCCCGTGGGTCGCTCTGTTCAGCGTCGACGGTGATGGTGCCTGTAGCTGTGCTACCTAGGCGGATGTAACCCTGGTAGCTGCGGAACTCGTCAGGCGCGGGCTCGGTGCTCTGTAGCTGCGCCAAGCTGGTGTAGTCGCCGCCGTTATCGAGCGCGTAGCCTCGGTCATAAACAGCTGTGACATTGCAGTCTGAAAGCGAAGACACCTGGTAGATCAACTTGGCGGTATTGACCTGCACGGGCTGGGCGTTGCGCACTTCGCCGAACACCATAGGCTTCGATTCGCCCGCGATGTCATCCTGGGTGCCTTCCAGCCCATCCGGTAGTACGTTGGTGCCTGCATAGGTCTGCATGGGATGAGGTGATCGCAGCGGTTCAAGCGGGTCACGCAACACCACGGACACTTCCGTCTCGGAAAACGCCAGGCGTGCGACGGTGCCTATAACTTGCGGAACGCCTTCAAACGCAAGCTCCATCTCTCGCCCATCAACCGCGTAGTCGGCAAGATAATCCAGCCCGCCGTCTGAATTGACTAACGTTGTTTCGCCGTAGCCGCTGCGGCTCTGTTGCAGAAGTTGGCCAGCGTATAGGCCCGCTTCGTACAAGCCGGGCTGCAAGATGCGTGGATCGTAGAAATTGTCTTCATCATCCAAATAAATACCCAGGCTAAACCGCAACGTTTGCGGCTGGTTCTCTTCATCACGGGCGTCACGAATAATCAGCGTCCAGGTCATCGTTTCGCCGCCTCCAGCCGCTTGTCATCGTCCATGCGCTTAAGCATCTTGTTGCCGCGCTCGATGGCGCCGATCTGCCCCTTCGCCGCCGCACCGCGTTGGTTATTGGCCGCTGCCAGGTGTTTGTTGCTTTCACTCATCAGCTTTTTAATGTCAGCGCGTAGCTGCTTGTTTTCATTTAATACGTCGCGCATTAGCTGCGTCTGATCGCTTTGGTCGAGTAGTGGGAACGCGGGCAACGTGGGCATGGGTAGCCCGCGCGGGGCTGGCATCGGCGGAGCTGACATCGCAGCACCACCCGCCAATTCTCGGAGCACTTTTGCATCTTCCGCGGTCGCGACCATCTCGCCTTTGTGCAGTTCTGCGATATAGCCATCAAACGGGACATAACCCAGTCCGGTTGCGTGAGAGCCGTTTGTATTGGCACCAAGAATTTGCTTGAACGCTTTTGCAATCGAACGTGCGCCATCGCCGTTTTGCGCCGGTGCAAGCGAGACACCAATGCCCTCACCAACCGACGGTTTAAACTTACGCTGGAACTCATTAGCAAAATTCCAACCCCACCAACGAACTGTGTCCGAGTTTTGCTGCGCATTTAAGGCGCGGACAATGGACTGTTCTTGTTCGGACAGGTCGATAGACTTAGCGGCTGTTACGAGCTCATTAGTTTGCGCATCTAGACGTGAGATCGTGCCCGTGCGCGTCGCATCCAGCTGGTTAAAAATTCGGCGCAGCTGGCTGTCGGTCGCCATTCCGGCAAACGTCTTACGAAACTCGTTGTAGTCGATCAGTCCGTCAGCGCTAAGGTCGATACGGTCGAATTCACCGGCAACAGCGTTAGCGATCCCGTGGGACAACCCGCCAAGGCGCGAATTAGTCAGTTCTTGCTGACTGATCATGCCGTCGCCGTTAACATCGACTTCGCGTATCAATCGGCTAATTTCAGCGTCGGTTGCAATCGGGGAGAGTGCATTGCGAACCTGACTGTGGGTCAATTGACGGCTGCCCACTTCGGTCATTTTGTTGCGAAGTACGGTACCGAGTACCGCATCTGTGGGCATGCTTGCGATAACGACACTCTCTAACTGACTGATGACGCCATCGGCGTTGAGATCCATACTGCGCATCATGGCTTTTACTTGGGCGTCAGTTGCGAGCCCGCCCAGGCCTTGCCTCAGCTCAGAATAGGTCAGCAATCCGTCTAAGCTGGTGTCTAAGAGGTCAAATGACCCCTCTAGCGATGATGCAACGCCTTTTGCTAGCCCTCCCAACCGGGCATTGGTCAGCTCTTGGCGACTGATCATGCCGTCGCCGTTTGTATCTACGGCAGCGATTAATACTGCAACCTGGGCGTCTGTTGCCTTGTCACCTAACGCTCTTTTAATCTCATCGTAAGTCAGCAGACCATTCAAATTCGTATCGAGCTGGTCAAAGTTCTGAGAGAGCGAAGTGATGGCATTGCTAAAGCCGCTGCCAAATACATCACCTAGTGTTTCTGTCTGATCAGTGATGATCCCCCTGAACTCATCCGCCAAAAATTGCTCAGGGCTAAGCTGTTCGGGCAGCGATTCCAGCATGCCTACGACTTTGTCGATCGTCGCCGTCGTCTGGCTACCGCTCGCGCTCCAGCCTTGCTGGGCTTCAATAAATCGGTCTGCATATTGCGTGATGCTGTTCATCGCATCACGGTCGCCCGATGCCGCCTTGTCGTATTGTTCGTAAAACGCTTGAGAACTGGCAGCTAGCTGGTCGGCAGGTGAGCCCAAACCGGCGTCGGTGCTGCGCAGGTTATCTACGTAGCTGGTGATGCTGACGCCAAAGCTGGCTAGCTGCTCTCGGGCGCGGGCCATGGCGGATGCTTCTTGCTGGATCGTGCGCACACGTTCTTGCTGCTGTCGTTCTAAGTTGCGCAGGCGTTCTTGCTCATCTTGCACGGCCCAAATTCGCTGCTGAAGCGCTCGGTTGCTTTCGTCTGTCGCTTCAAGATCACGGCGGCGTAGCTCGGCTGTGTTGCCTTCCAGGGTCAGTAGTTGGCGTTCAAGCTGCTCACGCTCGCGCAGCGCATCAGCCATGGTATCGACGCTGCCCGCTGCATCTTCAGCCGCGAATGCGGCGGCTTCTGAGCTGGCGGCGATCGCTGAGAGGGCACGCTCTAACGTTGCACCGCCAGTCGCTACCTGGTTAAACCAGTAGTCCATGCCCGACGCATCTGGGGCGCGGCCTAGGCTTTCCTGGTACTGCTCTTCGATGGCCTGGCGCACTGCGTCGTTGGTTTGCTTGAGTGCCGGGGCTAGCTCCATTAGCCGCACGGCCAGTTCGCCTGCGGCTGCATCATTCAGGTTCTGGGCTTCGACCATGTTGCGTAGTTCTGCAACCGTGGTAGGCACCTGATCGGTAACGCCCGCCAGTGAGGCGCGAAGATCCGCTTGTGAGCGGCTTAGGCGTTCGGTTTCGCTGTAGGTGGCCTGGTAGTAGCCCTGATTGATCGCGGCGAGGTTATCAACGCCACCGGCGATCTGGGCGAGATTACCGGCGGCCTCCAGAGCGCCTGCGGCGGTGGCGTCGAAATTAAGGTTTAGGCGGTCGGTGCTTTGCATGAGCACGCCCATGCCGCCTGCCATGATCTCTAAGCGAGCCGTGAACTCATCGGCAGGCAGTGAGCTAACAGCGTCGCTGAATGTGTACCCGATCGACTCCAGGGCGGCCAGGGCGCGGCCTTTGAGCGCAAACTCAATGATCTCACCGGCGTTTCGGCCTGACGCCTCCAGCCCTTGCACGGTGTCGCGCATCGTCGAAACCTGCTCATCAGAGCGGGCTACGCTGACCGTTAAGGCGTCCATGGCGGCGGTAGCGTTGACGAGATCCTCCGCCCACTGCTTGTCTTCCCCGACGCCTGCACGCTGTAGGCGTTCCGTGCCCTGGTCGCGGAAGCCCGCATAACCCAGCGCGGTTTCGCGGTAGAAGCGGCCATCGGCCTGGTGTTCAAACACGCCGTCTTTGCCCGCACCCTCGCTACGGTCGAGTGATGCGGTAGTGCCAAAGCGACCGCTAAATTTTGTGGGTGCGCTGCCGAACAGCGAACCGAGGCCGCTGCCCAGGAACGATCCAATGCCAGCGCCAACGCCAGGGATAGGGATTAATACCTGCCCAGCTATACCACCCACCGTGGCGCCAATCTGCTGCTCTTTGCTTTCGCCGAATACCGAACCGCCAAGCTTACTGCCAACGAAACCGCCACCAAGACCTAACGTGGCATTACCTACGCCACTGGCAGCAAAGGATTCAAAACCGGCTTTTAAGCCGCCTTGGGTTTGAACGGCTAACTCACTGCCGAAGGTGCCCGCGTAGGTGGAGCCAGTGCCTTGGAAAGCTCGGTAGGCGTTAGCGATCGCGCCGCTACCATCCATCATGCCGCTAAACGAAGGCATACCGCCGAAGGATTGAGCGCCACCGCCAGCCTGCTGGCCACCAGCGCCGGTACCACCAAACCCCATGCTGGTCGCAAACTGCACAGTGATTGGCCGCGTAAAGGCCATTTGGCCCATCTCAGCCAGCGTTTGATTTAACCCCCGCTTCATGATTTCGCCAGCGTTCAGGCTGCCGTCGATCGCGCCTTCCCAGAGATCGGTAAAGCCGTCATCTAAGCGGCGCAAACCATTCAGGCGCACTTCGTCCCAGGCGCCTTCCATCGTGAAGGCGGCGTCTACCGTCTTTTTAGCGAGGTCGTCGGTGTCGTTCTGGGCTTCGATGAACTGCTGTTGTAGCAGCCCCATCGCCTGAATGTTCTGCCCGATGTTGCCGGTGCCCATGGCGATGGCCAGGTTCAGCGTCTGGATATCTCGCGCTAGCTGGACGGTTTCGCGGCGGCCTGGGATTAAGCGATCGTAGAGGTCTTCTAGGGCGTCGGCTTGGCCCTGGGTGGATTTGGCTAGTTCATCAGCTGCTTTGGATGCGGCGGCATTTGTTTCAGCCAGCGTTCTTGTGCGTGTGTCGGTATCGCGGGTGGTCTCACCAAGCGATGCCATTGCTTGGTCGTATTCACTTAGTAGCTGGGAGCCGTTATCAATATCAGATAACAGCATGCCTAATTCTTGGCGTAGTTCACGGCCTTTCTGAATGTCTTCAGGCGTGGCAACAGGCAGTGCACCGCCTTGCGGGGTGAGCTGGCCAGAGTTACGTACCTTGCGCGAAACCTCTACCAACTCGCTGCCCAAGCGGCCAGCTTCCACACGCATTTCGATTAAATCGGCAGTGAGTGAGGCGCGCTTGTTTTCCTGTTGGGCTTCGGTGAGAAGGTGAAAAGAGCTGGTAAGCCCATCAACATCAATAGAGGTTTGAAACGACTCACTTCCAGCTAGGGTTACTTCCTCGCGATAGGCAAACATAGCGCCCGCAGCAGCGCCCAGCAGGGTAATAGCGATGCCGAGAGGATTGGCGCGAACCGCCGTGTTAAATGCCCACTGAGCCACCGTTGCTGAGACCAGAATGGCTCGATAGGTTGCATAGGCACCAGCAGCAGCACCCACAGCAGCGGCGGTAGTTGTCATCAGGCGGATATGACCGTCTAAGTCACCAGACCCCAGTGCATCGTTGAACTGGAAAATGGTCGTTGCAGTGTTGTTATAAAAAGCAGATAGGCGTTTTCCGACTTGTAGATATTCACCAATCTCCAGCCGTGCTTCCTGCATCGCCTGGCCTATCGTGTCTTGAGCACCTGCCAGGCCCGCTGCTTCGGCTTTCGCAACACCGCCGTACTGGGCGGCCAGTTCGCTCAGGATGAATGCCTGTGCGTCTGCGGTACGATTGGTTTCCACCATGCCGCGCACCATATCGCGCTGTGCAGCAGTGAACACCGTGCCCGATCGGGTGAGGGCCGTCATCCCCGTGACAGGATCTTCCAGCGCTTTGGCCACCTGCAGAATGGTGCTGTTCAAATCAGTGCCCATAGCGGACGCTAGATCAAGGGCGCCCTCAATGGCTTGGTCAAACACTTCTCCTCGAATATTCCTAAAGGTCATCAGGGTTTGCTGGGCTTGCATGACCCCTTCTGTGCTTTGAAGGGTACCCAACGCTAGCGCTCTCGATTGCTCTAGCATCTGTTGTGCCGATCGCTCAGCGGTTCTGCCGGTCGTCTCGATCAACTGCTGCTGGCGAAACAGGTTACGCTCCAACAGCTCGGATTCACGTCGAATCTCCGACCACTCATTGCTGATGCCTCGGATGCCGACAAAGCCCACCAGGGTAGTCAGCGCAGCGGTGGCTATGCGCTGCATACTGCCCAAGTGGTTAGATACCGACGACACTTCTGTCCCTGTGGATCGAAGTGCGCGCGCTGCCTTACTGCCTTCTTTTTGTGCTGTACTCCCGAAATCGCTGAGCGATCGTTCTGAACGATCACCCTCTCGCTCGGTAGTGGTACCAAACTCCCGCACGTCATTTCGGACATCCTTTAGGGTGCCCGAAAGCTGGCTTCCATCGCCCGTTAGCTTGACGCCTAGCGTTAGATCTTGAGCCACTGGTTTTCCTTCTAACGTTAATTGCGGGATTGGTTCATGACGCTAAGCGCGCCGCGCTCTATGAGTTGCACTTGATCCAGCCGCTCAAGTTGTTGTTCTGGCCGAAGAGCAAACAGGCTTATTAAGCTGACCACCGCTTGCACATCTAGCGCCTCGCGGTGGCCTTCCATTCCTCTAAATATCCACTGACGGCAGCAGCGCAGGAAGATCTGAACGGCGTCCCAGTTTTCGGGCAGTACATCAAAATGATCGGGCTCGGCTTCTGCTGCCTCTGCTTCTTCTGCCAGCTCTCCGCCGAGGGTGATACCCAAGGCGGAGACGTCTTCCTTGACCAGGTTGGGCTGAGCCGTGCTGGCCTCAGCCCAGTGGATGCCTGCCTGTATCAGTTCCGAGGAAGGTTCTTTTTTACGATGCTCCTCTGATAAGCGCTCGCCATCGCAACCGAGGCAGACGGGTCATTTTTCAGCGCGGTCATCAGCTCATCACCGGTTAGCGGCTGGCCATCTTCACCCGGCACTTCGATGCCTTCGACGCCCATTAGCACGCGATCTAGCAGCTTGATGTCATCCGGCAAGTCGGCGGATTCACTGTGCGGCAAAATTTTGAAGGTGGCCGTAAAGGAGCCTTTCTGATCTTTACCGTTTTCATCAACAATCGTGAGGTTGACGGGCTGCTTGAAGGTGCGGTTGGTATTGAGTTTGAACACGGGTAGTTCTCCTGGTGATATCTGATCGTTAAAGGCTGTTTAATGGCTGGTTACTTGATGGCTAAGGGCTTTCGACTAACGGCGTACCAACAACGATTTTCACTTCGTCGTTACCTTCTACCGGCTGAGGCATATAGTTGATCGTCAACATTTGCTTGCGCTTCACAGCGCTATAGGTCGGCGACTCAATACCGATGCTGGGCATGTAGAACGTGATCATCTCGGCGGGCGTTTTGCCGTGCGTGAGCTTGAGTGGGCCAGTTTCAGCATTCTGGTGAACCGCGAAGTAGTCCTTCACGCCGACGCCGGGATCTTCGATCTGGATTGAACCGGAGGGGCCGCGCCCGGTGATTTCGACATCCGCACCACCGACCACCTCGGACATGTGCTCAACCTGAGTGCTCATGTTGAGAGAGAACTGACTGAACGGGGCGCTGACACCCAGGAGGCTCAGGTTCTCGGAATTCGTACTGTTGACCGTCAATGCATCCCGCCACTGAGACAGCGTGACGTTGGGCAGCTCCACTGCTGTGACAGGGCTAATTAGGCCGTACAGCGTGAAGCGAATCACAGGAGTGGCGTTACCGTTAAATGTGAACTCCGGGGTGCCGTGCGCGCCGCGCCCCTTGTGCAGGTTGCCGTCCATGTGGGCGAAAAACACACACGAGTCTTCGTCATCGGAGACAGGGCTGTAGATGACGCGCTCGCCCACTTCAATGACTTCACTCCAGCCGCATGCGCGCAGCATCTTGCCCCACGGTGGCGGTGTGCCCAGCTCGCCGCTAGTGTTCGCCTCAACTTCAACCACCACCTGAATATGCTTTTCGCCAGGCGCCTGCTTGGCGTTGCCGTAGTAGGGGCGCACAAAGTTGCGATCAATGTTGTTCCCGGCCAGGGGGGTGGTGGTGATTTCACGCGCCAGTACCGCATCACTAGCGGCTTCAGGCGTGGTGGTGCCATCGTTGTATTCAGATTCCAGGGCGACGATGAGCGCCCGGCGGTTTTCTTTCATGCTCACGGTTCGTTCTCCTTCTACCACCGATATTCAGTGGTAAATACGTCGACCCAGAAAAGTGCGTGTGGTTTGAGGGCTAAGATTTGGCCGCGCTGCCACTTGATGGCGCTATCGCAGCCTTCTGGTACCCAGTTGATCAATCCGTCCAGCATCGGCTTGCGCAGTAGCGTCAGCTCATCGTCGGTATTACCCAGCGGCAAATTGATCCGTTGAATACCGGTGACGAGTAACACCTCGGGCTTAACGAGATGGGTTGCTCCGTTGCTCATGTCGTGATGTGTGACGGTGTCACGCCCTAGCACTAGCATGCGGCTTGGCCATTCCTTGGCGCTTTGGGCAGCGTCCACATCGGCGGCTAGCTGCACCACCGGGCCGCCCAGGGCGTTTAAGCGTTCCAGCCACGGCGTGAGCGACAGCATTACTTGGCCTCTTTGCCTGTTGGCGCTTCAGCTTCAGTGGCCACCACCTTGGCAGGCGGAGCCGCATGCTCCATTACCAGGGCGGGATCGGCGTTGATCGCCTTGTAGGCACTGCCCTTGTCATCCAACGTCAGGTACTTCCATTCGTTGGTGAAAATCGCCCCGCATACACTGCGCTTGGCACCGGTGGCTTTGGTTTTCACCCGCACCTGTACATCTTTGCGGGGTTCCGGCGGGGCTTTCTTTTCAGCGCTCTTATCAGCCGTCGCTGCTTTAGTGGTCTGTTTGGCACTCATGGCCATCTCCTTATGTTCAGCGATGAACGGTATCCCGGCGCGCCAGGACGTTAGCGCGACGGGTTAAAAACCGCCGCCGGAAAACACTCGACGACTTGAGTTCATCTGCACATCGCCCGCGCTGCTTGATGCCGGGCCTGTCGAGATCCCAAGCTTGACGGTGCCGTTGGCAACGCGAACCAGGAACTTCACCGCATCGTCGTAGCGCCTTTGCACCTGGTCGGACGCGTGTTCGTCGTAGAGCCGGTAGCGTGTGATATCGCACGCATAGGCGGTGATGATGCGCGTTACGTTTGCGAGCGGTACGGTGTAACCCGCTGCGCTTACGTAGCCGTCGATCTCACCGCCAGCGTCGTCGCAGGCGCGCTCGACAACAGTGGTATCAATAGCCGTGCCGGTTTCATCGCGGGCGAGTGCGAGCAGCTCGTTTTCGCCGAAGCGCTCGACCAGGTCGGCCTGGGTGCAGTAGGGCATGGGTTAGGACTCCTGCTCGATCACCTGGTCAATCGGGAAGGTGCAGTCTTCTACCTCCAATGCTGGGTCATCGCGCAGTTGCGTCAGCTGCTCTTCGCTCAGCAGCTCTAGGGCAATGCCTGTACCTTCGCGATTGAAGCGGAAGCCTGCCCGGCGGCGGCTTTTGATCCGGCGCTTTGTGCGCACGAAAACGCCTGGCGTTTCCTCCAGCGGCGGCAGCGCGTTGCCGGTGCCGTCGCCCGTGATGGTTTCGCCCTGGATCTCGGTAGGCTTGCTATCGGTCGAGATCTGCTCAGCGTCCGGTGCTACGGCATCGGCGGGTGTGGGTGTTTCCGTCACCTTCTCAGGCGTTGGCTCGGTCGCCTTTGCGTCCGCCTGGGCTTCCTGCTCAGCGTTGGGCGCTACAGCATCGGCTGGCGTTTCCGGTACAGGTTCGGCTTTCGGCTCAGTCGCTTCTGCCTTCGCCTGGGCTTCCTGCTTTGCCTTGGCAGCGGTGGTTTTACGTGTTGCCATGGTGGTGCTCTCCGTTGCGCAGTGCCCGCCTAAGCAGGCACTGCGTATTGCGGTTTAACGTGCCGTTAAGCGCTGGTTAACCAGGGGTTCAACACCAGTGTCGAGGTGTTGGCCCATTTGTTGGTTTCACCACCGGCGGCGAGCTGGCTTTGCAGCACGGCACGGGCAGCGCCTTCCATGGAGTTGGGCACCATGGTGTGCGAGTGACGTAGCGCCAGTGGGCGGCCATAGTCGCCTTTCATCTTCGTCAAGGCCTGGCGCGCAGCTTCGTAGTTCTCGGGAGTAAACGGCTGACGAGAGCGCACTGCGAGCTGCCAAAGGCCTGCACCAGCTTCCACTCGGGCATCGACACCGAACAGGAACTTGTCAGTCATGAACACTTGCGTGTCGTTGAGATCGGTAATGGCGCGGAAGTTGTAATCGCGACGCTTCTGGAACACGACCGGCTTGATCACACGGGTGTTATCCATCACGTACCAGGCGTCGCCACTGCCGCCCATGTCGTTGGTCACTGAGACTTCATTGCCCTTTTCATCGAGCACGGGGTGGTCGGCATCGAACAGCGGCTGGCCGTCGTAGCATTCCGGGTTGGCTTCGAGCACTTCCACAGCGAGTTCGTTGGGATGCTCACGGCTTGAGCGGCCAAACTCCTCGAATACAGGCGACCATAGGCCATAGGTGTCGTCATCAATGGCATCACGTGAGACGCCTTCGGTTAGCTCGAACTTGCGGTTCTTGATGCTGAACCCGGCGCCTTCGAGTGAGTGAATAACCCGATCACCCAGCCATTCACGCATGCGCGGCAGGTTCTTGAGGAACGGATACACTTCAACGGCAGTGGTCGACGGCACGGTGGTACAGAACACCTCATAGAGCGCGCCCTGTTCGCCCATGGAGCTAAAGCCCTGCTGGAAACTGGTGTTGTAGGCCTGGAACAGCACCTTCAAATTGGCGGAAGTAAGATTCATGAAGTCAGTCCTTATCAGGCGCTAGCGGCAACGCCGTTAGTGGGATCAATGTTGACCCACACGCCGTTATCGTCGACGTCGTCGACAATGCCAGCGGGGGAGCGGGTAGTGGTGCCATCGGTTTTAGCCACCGTCTGGTTATCGACGATGAAACAGACTTGGCCGATGTCGGCGGCGGTGATCTCATCGGCACCTGCGGAGTTCGCGAAGTGGAAATTGCCGCGCTTCACTTCCACGACCTGGTCGCCGTCAGCGCCTTCCTTGTTGTCTTGGTAGTAATCAAACACACCGGCAGCGGTGAGCCCGGTGGCGGTAGTGCCTGGCTCGACAAAGCCGGTCGCATTGATGACGGCGATGGTGCCCGCGAAGCACTCGGTAGCCGCAGCGACTGATAGGCCGTAAGACAAGCCCAGGCGATGCGGTGTGTTTCGGTTTTTGGTTGCAGCGGTCACGGGGTGATCCTCTTGCCTGTTGGGTTAGTGCGCCTGCTTATGCAGCGGGTACGGGGTTCGCCTTGCGGTACGCTTCCGGCGAGATGCCCATGCCTTTGCACACCGCCAGCTCTGTTTCGGTCAGCTTGTCGTCGCCTTTCACCTCGCTACCTTCAGGTGGCTTGCCTTGGGTCTGGGTGGTTTTCAGCGCAGCGATGCTGGGCGCGCCATCCAGGTGGGCTTTTAGCGCTGCGAGGCCTTGAGCGCGCAAATGATCGGCATACGCAGGGCCAAAAATCTTTCCGTCGTCTAAGCCTTCCTTAATCAGTCGCTCAATCTCCGCCGCCTCATTGGCGACGACGCCAGAGCGCAGCACCGCTAGGGCTTCTTCATGCGCGGCCTTGGGTACGTACTGGCTCATGTCTACGGGAGCGCTAGCACTGGAGGATTTGAGAGCGGCCACGGCGTCTTCGGGCTTCGCGTCGTCTTTGGCTCCCAATGCTGTGCGGAAGGCGTCGGCATCGGCCTTGGCGGCTTTCAGCGCAGCGATTGCGGTGTTGATTTGTTCGTCGGTGGCCTCTTTGGCCAAGCCTAAAGCGGCAATTAGTTGTTCACGATCCACGGTGTCAGTCTCCTCGGGGGTGTCGTTCGTTACCGACATACGCGCAGCCGCAAGCTGCGCTGCACCTTCGTCGATGGCTGGGGTGTTGGTTAACGCCAGGTGCAGCAGATCGAGCGGCACACCGTTGGCGTCGTAGGGGAATACGGGGGAGAGGTAGAGATATTCAGGCGGCTCGCCGTTTGGCCCAGGCGTGATCGCTGCTCGGGCTTGGGCCGTCCAGGCAATCGAGCCGTAGAGGCCATCTTCCCGATACTCAAGCGATCGCGGGTCAACCCAGCCAGACGCTGGCGCGGGTTTGCCGTTCTTTTCTGAGTAAAGGATCTGGTGTTCGTAGTCGATGGCGATGTCGGTACTGCGCGCAGCTGCCAATTGGATAATCGCTTGAGCGGCTTCGGCAGAGAGATGCCACGGGCCAGTGCCTTCAGCGGCCCCACGCGGTGCGTGGAAGGTGCCAGCAGGCATCAGGCGCGTTTTGTCGTCGGTGATCTGCACTCGGAGAGCGCAGGCGGCGACGTGAATTGCGCGGGGCTTTGTTTGAAGGCTGTGTGTAGTCATGCCCCCATGATCGGGGGCTAGGGTGGCGGGCGGCGTTTAGCGTGGATTAAAGGTTTTAGGAGTTTTTTGGTGGCTATCTCTGTGGAGGGTAAACCTTAGTAACTGTTATATATTTAGGAACCAAAGTACCTTTATTTATATCGTTTCTGTAGGTGACAGTTGCATCAACCGTCACTTCCGGCTGCGTAGTCACTAACTCCATATCCACATCAGTATCAAATAGAATTCTTAAACGGGCTTCACCTAAAACGTTTGGCAGCAGTCCTTTCCACCCAGCATCGACACTATCTCGATCTAAAACTCGTATCTGTAGCAGTGTCTCTATATAACCGATGGAGTGCTCGTAAGTACCAAAGTCGACATCGAAAGGTACTTCCTGAATTGCTTCCACGGGAATTGACACCGATGTCGCTGATTCACCCGCATGTAAAGACGCATTTTCATGGTTCTCAATGGGGGCCGCGACATCAAGCCCTGCTTTTACAAGCTCTTTGCGCTTACCTTGAGTGGCGTTATTCAATGCCAAGCGGACTTCATCGGGGGTCGTGCCGATCTGTTCTGCAGTGATTTGGATTAGGGTATTGTGATTACCTTGGATAGTAGGAGCGTCGCTCTTAGTAAACTGGGTCAGCAAATTATAAGACTCGCTCACGAGCAACAGCGCAAGCAGGCCCATTAGCGAGTATTTTAAAGGCTTACCCATCGGGCTGTTCTCCAGAAAATCGAAGAGTGCCTGGCGCTGCTCAGGACTACTGAGAAACACCATTAAACCAAGCGCCTCAATTAGGCTGCCGGTTTCTATCTTCGATACGCTAAGTTCGTAGTGGTCTATATCAATGCCAGTCAGGTCTGTCAGCATGCCAGGAAAACGCTTGGCCATCGTCTCAATAGCTAGCAATGACTTGGCAACATCTTTGATGGCGACTGGCTCGTCAGTTTTAAAATAGAGATTTAACGGAATCTCGACAAAATAAGCTTCTTGGTTATCATCAGTATTGGTCACATGTTCCCCGTTACATTTCCCATTGGCGTTTATTTTTCTCAATGGGGGCACTATATCCTTCTAACACCCTGGCGTTAAGCGCGCTTAAACAAAATCTAACGCGGGTCTAACGCGCCTTGGGCGCAAAAGTCGGGCCAGCGTAGCGGGTAACGCCTTAGCGGCGCTTACAGCGCCACGTTGCGGGATGGCAATTAGAGACTTAGGTGGTCGGCGAGGATGGCTAACACTTCATCTTCATCGTCATCTGATAGCCCGATAAATTCCCGCCCTGGGATATCACCCCACAGGTGGGGGAACTCGGCTTTGGTACCGCCAAAGTTCTGCATGGCGGCGTAGACCATCAGGCTGCCCCATTCGACGCTGTCGCTATTGGCTGAATAGCTGAACTGTTTGGCCAGCTCATTACTTTCACCTTCCAGCACGCGCCCGTGGCCTTTGCGCTGTTCAGTGACCGGCGAGTTAGCGGCCCAGGGTGTGCCGTCTGGTGCTTCTTTATCGCGGAACCGCTGCTGAGTGCGGTTGACCATCTCTTCGCCAATCGACTTCCACGGTGCGGTGAGGTCTTCGCCTTTGTTAAGCAGCTCGGTAATGGCTCGATCGACGGCCTCTGTGTTGACGTTGATGGTACCCATAAAACTCTCCTATACTGTGTGTGCCTGTCCTCGGTATGGCTACCGACCCCTTCGCCTCTCTTCTCACTGACGGGGCGTTGATGAGGGCTAGCATGGGTGCCTCCCATGCGGCAGGCTACAAATCCTTTCTTATTCCCCCCTGGTTTATCTCAACCGCTCCGCTCCTGGCGGCGGCTGGTCTGTGCGGCTTTTAAACAGCGTCAGAAAGTAGTTCTTCTTACCGTCTTCGGTGCGCTTGAGCGCGGCGCGATAGGTGACGCCTTCAATGATTAGGTAGATCAAACGGCCTGGGTCGTTGGGCACTCGGTACACCTCGCCATCGTCCAGTAGCTGCTGCACGCGGCGGTAGTCGTTGATACCGATCTCTGGGTGACGCTCACGGTGCGTACTTAGGCTCTGCTGAGATAACAGCACCACAGGGCTTTCTGCCCCCAGCACTTCACGCTCGACCGGCGGCACAACGGCTACCGGATACTCGCCTCGCATCTCACCATTAAAAAAGCGATTGAATACCGGCGCTTCGACTAACTGTGCAACGTTTTCTCGGGCAATGGTGGCCTCGACGCTATCCAGCCGGTTCAAGCGCGCTGCGATCGCACGCTCGGTAGCCATCTGCCCAGGCGCATAGTCCCATCCTGGTTGCACGCCGTTGGGCACTGTGACCACTTCGCCGGTGGTGCTATCGACGTGCTCATAAGTGCCATCATTCGGAGCTGCATCTGGGCCGTCTTTGCCCAGGCGCTTTAAGCCGCGTTCGTTGAGGGTTTCCACACCGCAGTTACAGCCGAAGCCGTTGGGCGCGAAATGGGTTTGCCACCACGGGTGATCGTGACGCAGCACCAGGTTGTGCCAGCGTTTGTGCTGCTGGCGTGGGTTCTCGACCGTGTTGTGTACGTAGCGCCAGTAAGGGCGCAGCCGTACCACATCGGGGTCGGTCATCTGGGCCCAGCGGCCAGCGGCGTAGCTTGTATCCAGGTTGGTTTTGTAGATCAACCGAGTGCGCCAGGCGCGGCCCGCTTTGGTGTCTTCCCCTGTCCAGCCAGTCCAACCACGCCGGGCAACGATCTCTTCAAACTGCTTGCGGAACTCGCCAAGGCTCTGGCCGTTGCTGATCGCGTCGTCTACTGCGCCGCGAAGATCCGCGAGCAGATCCGCCTTAGTGGCACCGGCCACCACAAATGCTGCGTCGTTCTGGTCACGGGTGATATCGCCAGAGCGGCGCGTGGGTAGGTTCAACTTGTTACGGAAGAACGTGACCTGCTCTGGGAACGGGCGGTTGAACTGGGCGCTAATCGGCATTGCCGGTTTCCTCATCGACCGTTGCTCTGCCTGCTAATGTGGCCGCTTCAAACGCGGTGGTCATCACGCTTGCAAGCTCCGATTCGTCAAGGTCATCAAAGGCGTTGGTTATCAGCTCTTGCAGTTGCTCTAGGCTTTCCGCTTGCTCGGCGAGCTGCTGCACCTGCGCCACCCAGCTATCAACGATCGGCTGCGCCTGGTCGTCGAGCTGGTCGAGGGTGGCGTCACGGTAGTAGCTTGGCTGGCCTGGCTGCGCGGGTGCCTGGCGCAATGCGGCTAGCGGTGGTTTTGATGCTGGCAGGCGTAGGGCCCCAAACGGGCTTGGCGCTGCCTTTGGCATGAGCACCTCTTCGTCTTTGGCTGCTTTTGGGATGCCGCTTTTCTCATGGAACCACCACATGGGCACTTTCACGCCCATGTCCACAATGGTGGGCAGGCTCTTTGAGAGGCGTTCGAGATCCTCGGTTTCGCCACAGTCGAGGTAGAAGCGCGGGGCGCGGCTGGGCTTATCAATGCCGTAGTTGAGCGCGGCCATAGGCCACAGAATTTGTTTGCCGATACTGCCCGCGTACTGGCGCACATCGGAGCGGATCAGGCTGGTTTGCCCGCGCTCGTGAACATTGCCCAACGCGTTGGTGTTCGTGCCTTCGCCGGTACCGCTGGTGAGTGTGCCGCCCAAGATGGCCTTGGCTTTGGCGCGCTCGCACCAGTCCATCATCGTTTTGTAGAGATCCGCAGACGCTCCCCTGCCAGCGGCTTCTTTGAACTCAAGGCCCATCCCTTCGGGGATAATGCCAGCCGCGTTTTGGCCGAGGGTGACCACAGCGCGCAGCAGCGTGGCTTTCTCTTTTTCGGTGGCGTTTCGGGGGTACGTACCGATGCGGGCCGGTAGGCCGTAGATCTCCAGCAGCTGCGCCAAGTCACCTAATGCATAGTTCTGGAACAGATAGGGCCACGCCAACATGCGGTGTAAGCCCATACGCGCTACGTAGCCACTCTTGGCCCGATGGCGATGTTGCACCCAACCCAATGGCCACAGCTCAGCACCGGTGGCGCTCATGTCGCGCAGCGTGATGCAGTTCTGGTCATCTGGGTGCAAGCGGAACCAGGAGTGGGGACGTAGAGTTGGCTGCTCGATATAGCGCATTGCGCCGTCCCGCTGCCACGGCAGCTCCAGGTTGGCCCAGCCGTGGCCGATGCCGGTACCCAAGTCCAGAATAAGATCCTCAACCTCAATGCCCGAGAACACTTCCGCCGCTTGCTCGGCGGCTTTCTTTTCCTGGGCGTTAGCACCGTCCGGCGGCACGATCTGCCACTCCAGCTCGGCGGCTAATTGGCGACGCTTGCCCAGGTCGGCACCGATCTGGGCATCCTTCTCTTCCATATCATCGAAGAGCTCGCTTTGCGCCTTGAGGTCGCCTTGCTCGGCAGCCTCTAGGATCTGATACAGGCGAGCAGGCGTGAGCCCTTTGGTGGGGTGCTCGGCAAACTCGCGCTTAAGCTGCCCGATACGGGCGTCGTTGGTTTGCTGTTCTTTCAGGGCCGGCGCACTGGCCTTGACCAGGTTGCGCCGATACTTCGCAGTGGGGCTTACCATGCGCCGCCTCCTATTCCAAAGCTGGTGGTTTCAATGTCGTCGCTGTCGTTGTCCTGGTTGGGAACACCAGGCAGGGGCGCGGGGGTGAATTCTATGGGTACCACGTCCATCAGGCTGGCGTAGTACGCCAGGACCAGCGCGATCGCGGCATCGCCGTGGCGGTCTTTGCTGTCGCCGGTTTTGGCATCGGGTAGCTTGGGCACGCCCTTAATGACCTGGAGTGCGCGCAAGTCGTCGACAACGTTGCTGTCGCGAGGAAGGCTTATCAGCTCGTCTTCAAACGCGGCTTTGAAGGGCGGCATGTTGTTCAGGTACCAGCTCTGCGAAAGCATCACGACCTCGACAATGCTGCCGTAACGTTCTGCGGCTTGCTCTGCCAGGTATTGACCGTTGCCGCGACCGTCCAGCGCGCCACCCTGTAGGCGCGGTAAGCGATCGGCAATAAAGAACAGCACTTGCTCTTGCTGCTTGAACGGTACGTTGCGCAGCTCGACCAGGAACGGCACCTGGCGCACTAGCTGCTGGGTGATGGCCATGGGGGCAATCACGGTTAAATCGCCGCTACGGCCAAAGTCTTCGCCAAAGCAGTGAGCCAGCTTAGGGTCGAGTTTTTCCAGTAGTGGCAGCAGGTGTTCAATACACCAGGCGTTGATCTCTAGGGCTCGGTATTGCTCCGGTACCGCGTTGAATTCTGCGCTGCCTTCAAAGCGAATCACCGGCGCATCGACCATGCGCGCTTCGATCATGGCGCGGGAGAGGTAGGCACCGCCGCCAGCTTTGGGTACGCAGTAGTACTCTTCTAGCGCGTCTTCCCGAGTGGCGGTGTCCTTGAGCAAATTGGCCTTCCACTCTTCCTCTGCCTCTGGCGTCCAGATCTTGCCGCGCACTTGGCAAATGCGTTGGTAGAGGCCTTGCTCGCAGGCATCATCTAGCGTGATGCGGTGGACGCTGTAGCGTTGCTTGCCTGCACGGCTGTTCTGGATCAGTTCATTGAAAACGTTTTCAACGCCGTTATGCGTGCTGATCAAGCGCACCTTTGCGCCCCACATGGTGAGTGCTAGCGCGGCTTTGAGTACTTCGGCGAGCTGGTCGTGGAAGGCGGCTTCGTCAATGGTGACGTTACCCTGGCGGCCACGCATGTTGCTGGGGCGCGAGCTAAGCGCTTGGATCTTGAAGCCGCTGGCAAAGTGGATATTGAAGGTGAGGATGTCTTTATCCTCATCTTGGTACAGCTCTTCCTGGATGTGCGAGGCGGCGCGGTTGAACGCCTTGGCCCACATGGCGCAGGCATCGATAAACTCGATGGCCATGTCTTTGTTGGAGCCCACATAGAAGTGGTTGGTACCACCGGCAGCCTTGGCGGTGGAGGCTGTTAGCACGCCGTCTGCTGCTTCGCCCCAAGTCAGGCCGGTACGGCGGCTTTTCTCAGCGATCTTGAGATCGGAAGTGTCTTCGATCCATGCCTTTTGGTACGGCAAAAGAACCGATTCAGGTAGCGCTGCTGAGGTTGCGACTGTCATTTGTTTAAGCACCCTCGAATAAGTGCAGCCACCACAATGGCCCACCCGATGCTATCGGCGGCCTTAACAATGGCCTGTGCAATGGTGAGTTCATCCACTATGCAATCCCCAATATGTCGCGCTTGATTGAGTCGATGGCTTCGCGGCTCATGCCTTGGGTGGCCATGCTGCTTTCCGCCTTCTCAGCGGCTTCTTTAGCCACTTCCACCCGCAGCTCTTTGGCCCACTTCTTCTGGCTAAGCGAAACGCGGCCAATATCGGCCAGGGCTTTGGTGACGCTGGAAAGGTGCTTTGCTGCCACGTCCGGTTCGTGCTCGGCTTTCCGCATGGCGATGGAGATACGCAGCAGCTGGTCTTGCACGATCCTGGCGGTGGCGTCGATCAAATGACCGCTTTCGTCTTCGCCTTCGCTCGCCATGGCGCGGGCTAGCTCAGTGGTCTTACGCACGTCGCCCATCGCCTCTTCGAACTCTTCCTCCAAGTCCTGGCCATAGCGATGCACTGAGCTTTTGGAAACGTTATAGCCGCGCTCTTTGAGCCAACCCGCTAACGCCTCGTAGCCCTGAAAGCCACTGCTCACCAGCTTCTCGTTTAGCTGTTCGCGTACCTCTGGGGGTAGGTCGAATACCTTATTGCGAGGTGGCATGACTCATGCTCCTGGGCGTGGCTTGGCTACGCCAGGGACATTGGCGAGGCCTTCGGCACAGTCGGCACCGCGTGACGTGAGGGTGACGATCCAGCCTGCGCGGGGCTGCTGGGCAATCACCAGGCCTTGTTCTTCCAGCCAGGCAATATCGCCGTGTAGCTTGTCGCGGCTGATGTGGTGGGCGTATGCGCCTTTTAGCTCATCGTTCAGGCTGTATTCGTTTGTCGTGAACTGGCTGCGACGCGACAGAATCCGCAGGATGCCCAAGCGACGGCCCTCAGTTTCAAAGTCGTGAAAGCTCATTATCGGTTCCCTTTTTCCGTCAACAGGTATTCATGCAAGCGGTTGAGTAGTGCATTACTGGCCTGCACCTGCATTGCCAGTTCACCCACTGAACGGTTCATGCCCGCCATTTCTCCGCGAAGCTTGTCGATCTCGCTGAACCCTGGGCGATTTTCCAGTGTTTGTTCCAGGCGTGACACGTGGCGATCTACCTCATCTAAGCGGATATGCACATCGCGGATGGCGGTGCTTGTGGCGCGATTGCGTGTTGTCCACCACACGTAAATCCCCCCAGCGAGCAGGAAGCCGTTCTTTAGCAGCTCGAAAAGAAAGCGGGCATCCCATAAGTTTGTAATTTCCATGTTCCCCTCAGTCTTCGTCTTCTTCTTCGGTACCGGCCACGCACTTATCGGCGTGTTCGCGAACGCGTGCCAGCTTGAGCCAGCCCCGCGTTGCCCAGTGGTGTAGATCGGTGATGTAGAGCGCTACGTCGTCTTGGGTGTAGTCACCTATAGGGCGAAGCGGCTGGCGTTCGGGTGCTGTCATGCCTGCCGGTGCGGCGCATTCGTAGACGTTGATAGCAGGCGGTGTGGGCAACTCTGGCGGCGTACTTCTACAGGCGGCCAAGGCTGCGGCAGCAGCCACGATCAATACCGTTTTCATGGCAGCGCCTCCAACGTTGAGCGCAGCACTGGAGCCACAGGGCCATCGTCGCTGGTGGGCGAGCGCTGGATACGCTGACGAAGGGCGTCGTAGTCGTCGGCTTGCTCGGCCAACTCTTCTTGAAGCGCTTCAATATCGGCTTCAGCAGCACGGCGTTGGCGCTCGGCTTTGTCGAGCTGATCGGTTACCTCGCTGGCTTCCTGCTGCCATTCATCGCGCTTTTCGGTCATCTGCTGCAACGCTGAGCGCTCAAGCGCTAGTTCGTTGACCAGGTCGTTTACTTCCCATGACTTCCACGCGAAGCCGGTGGACGCCAGAACAAAAAAAATGGCGATTATACGCTCGAACATGGCGCACCCCCTTGCCATCCAGCCCGCTCATAGCGGGGCGTAAGCTCCAAAAGGATATGACGCACATAGTGGCGATTTTCTCGCAGGGCCCACCCTGCGCGGGCGGTGTACTTCTCAACGCTGCCAAACCAAACGCCGGGGTTATCCCCGGCGGCGGTCGCTAAGCGTCTATCTCGGTTCACCCAGCCCAGGCCGCCGTTGTATGCGGAAAGCGCGAAGGCCCACCGTTGGCATTCGTCAGCCGCTGTGGCTAGCCGCTGCCAGTGCCATTTGTTGTAGCGCGCTTGGGCGCGCATGGCCCAGCCAGGGGAATACGGGGCGGCGCGCCCCAGGTCGGGGTAGATCTCCGCGATCCACTTACTGGTGCTGGGCATAAACTGGCTGAGCCCCTGCGCACCCACCGGGCTGTTGACGTTAGGCCGCCAGCCGCTCTCCTGGTGGATCTGCGCGGCATGCACGGCTACGCGGCCATTCATGCCCCATTCCTGCTGTACCACTCGCGTTAGCTCCCGCTGGTAGCCTTGCGCGGCGCTGGGGATCTGGGCGTGTGCGGGCTGGCAGGATTCCAGTACTAGCAGTGCTGCTAGCACCAGGCTCATGGCGATCCATATCCCGTTGGCGCGCAGGTAGGCTTTTAGATCGTTCATCATGACCGTTCCTCCTGGAGCGCCGATTCCGCACGCTCGACCACATCTTGCAGGCGCAGGTAGGCGGCCAAACGCTTAGGGCCAGCGCCCAGGGCGTCTATCTCGGCAACCAGGCGCTTGCCCTCTGCTAGTAGCTCAGCGGCGGTATCGGCGCCCATGTCAGACTCCTAGGCCAAGGGCTAAGAGCGCGGCTGCAATGATGATGGCGCGGCGGAGCATGAAGAGACCAAGGGAACTCGCTGGCGGCCCGAGGAGATTGCCGGGGCGGGCGTAGGGGAAGATGGAGCGGTCGATCCAATAGCCGAGGTAGGCACCCCAGCAGAGCTTTGTCAGCGACCAGAGCAGTACGCCCAACTGGTGCGGGTATAAGAAGCCCACGCCAACAGTGGTAATGAGAGCAAGGATCAGCCAGGGGCCAATGCGAAGTTTGTCGAGTAGTTTGGGGCCAATGTGGAGTTTATTGAGCAGCTTCTGGAAAAGTGATGGTAGGTTCACGAGGTAGCCTCATTGCGTGCGGGGTGAGCAAAAGCACAGTGCAGTGAGGTTCAGGATAGGGGGGTAGAGCGAGGCGCCGGGATTAGCGGGGATTAAAGAAAAATGCCCCAGAAAGCAAACAACCCGCCGAAGCGGGTTTGTTGGGGGACAGTGAGATTTAGTTTAGGCTTTGCTGCAGTGTCGTGACCAAACACTATCGAATGTGTTCCAGGCATTTTCGAGGTAGACATTATCCCCATCTGCTTGGCTCACGAAACGCTGATAACCCACATAACCTCCGTAAGAGTTTTTACCATTTACCTCACCGCATACAGTCGCCATACCCAAATTATTAGCCGTCTCGCTGATATTGCGGAACTGCGCTGATTCAGGATCGCGAAGCTGGTTGGCAACGGCTTCTTTAGCTATTTTTACGTCCCCGGATTCGCAACCGGCCAGTAGCGCTGCGATGATAATCGTAATCCCTGCGAATGCTTTCATGATGTTCCCCTTCTACTATTGGTAGCTGGTGAGGTCGTTACCAATTGCACGCTTCACGCAGCGGCGAAATAGCCTCTTCCAGCCCGCCAATCGGAAACTGAACAGTAATAGGTGATTCGCTGTAAGGGGTGACACGAACAGTAAGAACATCAGCATCAAACAGACTTCGTATTGCGGGAATAGATCTGCCGCCATTCCATAACCCTAGCGCCTTGTGGTCAGTAGAAGCCAACATATCACGCGTCACAGCGTCCTGCTGATCTACCCTCATCGTTACACGGCCATAGCCCTGAATATCCGCCATATGGTGCTCATCAAAACTCATGTACATAACCGTCGTATTTTCGTGGCAACGCAGAATCAGGTTTGGCCTGCTGTCTCTTCCAAAGCGGCCAATAACAGGCTCAATCGATTCTGTGCGGAGTACAACTGTCTTGCTATCGTCAATGGGTGACGTTTTTTCGTTAACGTTCCACTCTGAGACGATTTGCCGCTCAGTTGCAGGACGATACTCTGCGTCATAACAAGCCAAGCGACGCTGGTCATTTGATATATCAGCGCAATCCTCGGAAGCGTGGGCAGTGCCAACCGCTAGTAACGCCATTACCCCTGCTAGCATTTTCATATTGTTCCCCTTTTATCTGCTTGCTTTCTTATCAGACAGTCAAAACAGTCCTGGCTGCACGCGGTTGCGGTGTAGTGACCGCTGCTCGGCCAGGATCTTGTAGATCTGCATCACACCCTTATCGTAGCGCCGTGCCAGTTCGGCATGGTTGCTGCCATCGAACTCGCACCATATCTGGTGGTCGCGCAGTGCGCGGTCGAGCTGATCCCCTTTGGCTAAATAGAATACCTGCCCGCCGTGGTAATACGCCAGAATTCTTAGGGTGGAAAACGCCAGGCGTTGTGCGATGCGCGGCGCGATGCCCACGTCGACGTATTCGGCTTCGATGACCTGAAGCATATCGACCAGTGACTGAGGCCAGTGGCGTGCCAGTTCAGGGTCGGGTAGACGCTCCAGTGCATCGGCGGGGATCTCATCAAACCCTAAATTGAAGTTATCGTCAGGCGAGGTCATCGGGGTACCGTCCTTGCCGCTTGGCGTCGATGATCAACGCCTGGAGCAGCTTGTGCAGTTGGTTATCATCGAGAAAGTCCACGCGGTCGACTCTGAACATGTGCTTGGCCATTCCATCCGCGTAGGCCCAGGCGCGGCCCGCTTCCGCCAGCAATGCTTCGACCTTTTTCATTTCCGCTTGGCGTGTCGCCGGTGGGTTAGGTGCTTTCCGGCCTGCCTTTTTGGCTGGCTTAGGCTCAAACCCCAGGCGGCGGAACTCGTGCATCACACCGCCAACAGTGCGATTTGTGAGTTCTTTGGCACTGTTCACGCCCGCTGTGCGCGCCAGGATGGCGCGGTAGTCTTCGTCGCTTAGGCCCAGTTGGGCTTTAGCGATGTGGATCTGGGCCAGCTTGCCTTTGCTGATCATGACGTCACCTCATCGGCTTTCAGCTCCAGGTCTGGGAAGTGCTTTTTCAGGTGGCTGATCAGCGTTTTGGAGCTGTTCCATGTTGGGTCAAACATGACGGTTTTCAGCTCCACCATGTTGTCGGCTTGTTTCTTGCCGAATATCCGCTTGAGCTTTCCATACTGCTTAACGGGATATGCACGACTCTTACGCGGACGAAAGAAACGGGATTCGGGGTATTTAGTTGTGCCGTTCTCGCCGCGCATGAACCACTCCCCTTTGATTTGGCCGTTCACATAGATCTCAATCACCAGGCGCTCACCCTTGCTAAGACGCTTGTAAAAGACCACTTCATAGCCGTCAGCGAGGATCTTGGCGGTGCCGAAGATGCCAGAGAGCTGCTCTTCTAGTTGCTGCCATTTGTTCATGACGCCACCTCACCGATCTGGGCGTAACGGCTGCCGTTCACACCTTGGTGGAAGCTGACTTTCTTGCCGTCCTGGTAGCCCTGGTGAATGGCACCGTGGTCATGGCTGCGCATGCCTTTGGTGTTATCGCGAGCCTGAACAGTCTCCAATGGCTCTTCCCAACGTTTCGTCTTGTAGGCTTCAATGGTGTTTTCTTCGGCCTCGCTGCGCTTGTGTGGCAACACTTGGCGGGAAACCTCATCAACCCATGCGCTTGCGTACAGGTCGCCTCGACGCACTTTTGTGGCTCGCTTTAGGCGCTTATTGAGGGTGGCCAAGAAGGCTGCTCGGTCGCGCTTGAGCTGTCGACCCAGCACCTCAAAGGCGTATCCAGCCACCTCGGCAGCTCCACCCACGCCATAAAACTCGACGCGACCCGTCCAGCGCTCACCATCAAACAGCGGGCAGTAAACGACTTCAGCACCAAATGCCCCGGCGACCATGTTGGCCAGTAAGGCGACATGGTTGGGGGGCGTCTTTCCCGCGCCCGCTTTGGTGGTATGGCTCTCAACGTCACTGATCGCCACGTCGTCGGTAGTAACGCCATGGATCTCCATCAGCTTTTGTGCCTGTCGCATGGCCGATGCCGCTTCGTTGCTGTTAGACGACTTGGCCAGGGCGAGACACTTCTTGATTTTGCTTAAAATTTTGGGGTTCATATTCCCTCCGGTGGCTGCTCATCAGTGCTGGGCCACCACGCCCAGCAGACGCCCCTGGTGGGGGCGTTTCGCTTAGTGAAGCGTTCGGCGCTTCTGTTTCTGTTTTTCCTTTTCGTATTCATAGAGCACCCGCTGTATTGCTCGCATACCAATCTGTGCGAGCGCTTGGCAGGTTGTCATTCCGTTCTCCGCGATTTGCTGCCGGTCAATCGAGGTCTTTACCATCACGCCGTGTTCTGTCGGCTCGATGGTGATGGTGCAAGCAGTGCCGTGAGGATCGGGTGCGGTAGCCTTCTTTGCGTTTGTATTCATGCAGCACCTCGGTTAGCGCGATAGGTGATGTGGTAGCGGTACTGGATGCCCGCTGCTATATCGGAGTCGCGTAGGTAATCGTTGACGACGTTGACCTTTGGGCCGTACACCTTGCGCGCTACGTTTAGGGCGGCGTCGCGGTGGGTGGTGCCCGTGGCACGCTTGCCGCGCAGGGTAGCGACAAAGCTGCCGATCGCTGGGCTGACGCTGATTGATGAAGCATTGGTAACGGTGGTCATCTCACACCTCCGCAATATTTAAACTGATGGGCTGGTATCGCTCGGTTTCGCCGATGCGCTCGTAGATCCGCACGTAACTCTTGGAGCCAGTGACCTGTACCGCGTCGGCGATGGCGTCCATCGCTTTTAGCCAACGGGGATCGTCGAACTGGTGGCGGCGCAGGGCGAGTACAGCGCCGGTGCGTAGATTGCCTTGCTTGTCGGTGCGGAAGGCGTCTTGCACGATCACCTTCACTTCGGAGCGAGCGCCGTCTGTCCAGTCCTTGAGGCAGTCATCAATCAGCGCCTTGGCCGCTTCCAACCGCTCATCAAAGGTGATGTTGTCGGCGATCTGGCGTTGAATTTTGTAGCGGCCATCGAAGCTGAGCAGGCTAACGTTGCCTTTTTTACCGCCAACGTGGACGCCGTACTCTTCGGCGGAGAGCTGCACAAAGCTTTCGATATCGCCAAAGGCTTCCGCTTTGAACTGTTGCAGTTGGCGGTTCAGCTCAATGGCCTTGGTGACCAGCTCAATAGCCAGCTCATCGCGGGCTTGATCGATGGGTTTGATGCTTTCTTCGGGAATCAGGCGACCTTTAGCGTCTACCCGATAGCCCTCTGGAATGACTTGTGATGTGGTTGCTTGGGTATTCATGGTCAGGCTCCTTTACGGGCTTGCTTGCGTACAAAATTGGATGTGCCGCGATTCATTCCACGGTTGTGACGGTGATGGCGCATCGGTTCAAAGGCGGCGCCGTTGCGCTGGCTCAATTGGCAAACTTCACGCTCGGACTGAGCCACTTCCTCACGCCACTGCTGGATCAGGTCGCGCCAGTTCCACCCATCGGTTTGGGCTTCGATGTCGTTGTCTTCGCTGGGCTGTTCGGCCTGTTCGTTCAATTCAGCCAATCCGGTATCCCAGCGCTGCCAGATGCGCAGCACGGCGGCTTCTTGCGCGGGTAGGAGTGGCTCAGGTTCCAGCGCCAGGCGTTCGAACTGAGCCGGGTTGATCAAGTACTGCGCCAGGTTCACGCCATGTCGCGCCATGCGCAGGGCGATGAAGCGATCGGCGTAGTGCTCAAGGTGGGCGTCGCTGTAAGTTCTCATTGCTTGTCTCCCGCGTTGGCCGCGCCTTTAAGCAGGTCACTGAGGCGCTTGGGTGCGTTGGCTTGCTCAGCCGCTTTAGCGGTTAGCCGCTGGTCTTTTGCGAAGGTCGTCACCGTGGGTTTACGGCTGGCCATGCGGGCATGCTCGGCTAGCACGTCATCGGTAGAGCGCTCACGCAGTACTGCTGGGGCTCGGTTTGCGGGCTGTTTGGCACCGCTGCGTGCCTGCTCTTCGCGCTGCTTTTCCACTTCACCGGCGTGGCGATCGGCGCAGTTGGCCACCACCTCATATAGATAGCCGTGGCCGCTGAGCGGTAGGTTGCTGGGTGGGTGCTCCAGCAGTTGATCCAGCGCCATAACCCACACATTCAGCGGTGCTTCCCGCGTGACGCCTTTGCGGTCAATCACACGGCTGTTAATAGTCTCTTTCAGCTCGGTGAGCAGGCGGGCGCTTTTGGCGCTGGCCAGGGCACGGCTGGCAGGCCGGAACATGCCGAGATAACGCACGATGCGTGAGCTGAGCTGCGCGGGCATTTCCAGCGCAGCGGCTACGGCTTGGTTGTGCTCACCCTGGGTAACGAAGGCGGCCATGTCGCCGGTCATGCCGCACTCGGGGCAGGTGGCTTTAAGGGTCATTGGTCGTCTCCCTGCTGACGGTCGGGGTTATGCGGGCATGACTGGCAGTGCCGCCACATGCGCATGGCCATGGGGTTGTGAGTGGGCGCTGGGCGAGCGCGGTAGTCGCGGCACTGCTCAACGCTGATGGTGAGCTGCTGCGCGGGGCATTGGAGACCGTCCAGAGCCAGCAGCACCTTCTTTTCGATGCTCTCGGTTGAGGGGCTGGGGTAGCGGTTGGCCAGTGCCAAAGAGACCGCTGTGCGCGAGACCCCAATACGCTCACCCGCCATTTTTCGATTGGTGGCGCGCACTTCATCGGCGAGCAGCGCGATCCAGCGAGGCGGTTCTTCGCCCCAATTGGAGATATCGACGGTACGTGTACGACGAATGATGCCGTTTGAGACAGGCGTGCTCATGGCTCACCCCCTTCGGTTTTGGTGACGCGGCTGTACACCACCGCGCCGGTATTGGGGTCATAGAGCTGCTTGGTGCGGCGGATCTGCGGTGCCATTGGCCCCGTCCAGCGGCTGGGCACCAGCTGGAAGCGTGCCGGTAAGCCTGGCTTGCCTTCTCGGACGGTTTTCACGTACTCGGCGCGGCTTAGCATGGTCAGGTACTCATCGGCGGCAGCGCGGGAAACCGGTGTAACCGACGTGCTAGCCGCATCGGCCAACTCTTGGCCGGTGCAAGTGCCGATGATCTTTAGCGTGCGCCATAGCTGCTCACGCCCTGGGGGAGCTGGCTGTGTGCCGTCTCGACGCACGCGGGGCGCTTCCACGCCAACGTCACGCTTGAGCACATAAATAGCCGTGGTGGCGGGCAGCGCATCGGGATTGCTGCGCACCAGGAATCCGCCTGCAATCAGCGCCCGTAGGTAGTCGCTGATACGGCTCTCCGACAGGTCACGCTGTTTCTTTAGCGCGATGCGGATGCCCTGCATGGTGATCAAGCCATCCTCTGCATGCTGGTGACGGATGGCATCCCAAATGCGTTGGCGGGGCGTGGCATCACCTGCAAGGGTGGATAGCGTTTGTTTGCGCTTCGACATGCTTAGCCCCTCCGCGCCGGTGGTTGGCCGGTGTGGATCTCACGCTCGCCCCATTCACGCAGGCCGACCATTTGCCAGCCGTTGGCGGTAGCTTCTGAGTGGATCTGGTAGAGGTTGACGGCGACGCGACGTAGGCAGCCTTTTACCCGGTCGTTAACGGCTTCAAGCAGGTCGTCGTCAATCTCAATATCGGGGTAGCTCTTGTCAGCCAGGGCGCGCACGTCATCCAGGCTGGCGGCCTGAGCGGGCACCCATTCCAGTACGCGGTTATGCAGGCGCTCTAGCCGCGCCATTGAAGCGGGCACGCGCTCTTCACCGATCAGAATCAAGGTGCCTTGGCTGGCGTTATAGATGTCGGTGAGGACGTTGGCGGCGGCTTTGTCGATCACGTACTGGACGTCATCGACAATCAGCGGGCGGCATGAGCGTGAGAGCTGCTCGGCGATCTGGTCGACCATCTCGCTGAGCGTTTTCATGGGGATGATGCCCATCTCACGCAGCACGGCGACAACGAACGCTTTCTTTGTCCAGCTTTCGCGGCACTCGACGTAGTAGGCGCGGTGCAGGTTGGCGGCATAGGCGGCAGCCAGGCTTTTGCCGTAGCCGCTGGGGCCGTACATGACCACCAAACCAGGCAGTTCTGGCGGGCGGTTGGCGGCGCTTTCAACGGCAGCGGCGAGTAGCCCGACGTTAGTGAGTGGTACAATAGTGTTGACGCTCATAGTGCTTCCTTATCGAAGGTTGGGGTGTCATGGGCCGTGGTCTAGACGGCCCGTCGGTTGCGGGCGGGTGACAGCCCGTCCGCATCCATTACTTTCGCGATAGCGCGAAAATCGTTGTGATGCTGGTAACGCTCGTACCAGTCGCGTGCTGCTTCCGGCACTTCCTCTGCCTGCTGAAGTTGGGCATCCAGCTTTTTCCAAAGCCGATAACGCGCCATCTTGTCGTGGGGTATCTGAAAGCGTGTGCCTTGATCCGCCAGTTGCTTGGCGTAGGCGCGGCCTGCGGCTGCCTGCTTTTCGTCTGAATAGCTGGCGGCGGGGGTAATGGCGCGGATCTCGACATCACTGCCGGTGATGGTTTTCGCCTTCTGCGCCAGGCGGTTGAGCTGGCCTTTTTCGCGCTTCTCGGCGGCGCGCTGGATCATGGTTGGTGGCATGGCAGGGGTGGCGTTGCCGTCTAATATCGCGTCGCCCAGGTGCTCACCATCTAGGGTGTAAACGCCAACGCTGCCGGTGTCGCGGTAGTCCCAGGCCACGCGGATCTCTTCGCCGTGCATGTCGCGCAGGGCATCCAGGAAATAAAGGCCGCCGTTGATGCGCACTTCGCCGCGATTGGTTTTGCGCACTTCTTGTGGGCGCATGAGGGAAGCAACGACATCGCTAGGTGCGGTCAGCGCTTCAAAGCCTTCGGCCTCAGCGCTCTTCCAAGCTTCCATAGGGCTTTGATTGCGAAGCCTTCCAGACTCCAAATCGCGCACTTTAGAAAGCCCTTTATGCGGGCGGTGGTTATAGACGTTTAACGCTTCGTTTAAGGAATTAAAGAACTCTTGAAACGTGGGTATTAGCGCGGGCTTTAAGCCCTTTTTAATATCGCGGCGGCTGAGCTTGTGAGCTTTGGTAGATGCTTCTTTATCCATATCCGCACCGATATAGCTGTCCATGGTTTTAGCCAGCTTTACCAAGGTGCTTTGGTGGGCGCGCTCAATGACGCCGCGTGCCTGAGAGTTGTAAGGCAGCGAGTGGGTAATGGTGCCACCCAGGCGGTCGACCACTTCATAAACAGTGGCGTTATCAAAGCCGCTGCCGTTATCGACGTAAAACAGGTTGAACATGCCCACGCGGCTAACGGCATCGCGCAGCGCATCCAGCGTCGCCACGGTGGACTCGGCAAGGTTGAGGGCGAAGCCGACGATCCGGCGCGTTGCCCAGTCGATAATCAGCGTGACCTCTGGCCTAAACGCTTGGCCGGTGAGCGGGTTGATCACTTCAGCATCAAAGGTGTGGCCATCAGCGACCCACACATCGTTCGGCCATAGCTCAGCACTGGTGCGGCGCTTGAAGGGCTGGAGTGCTTTCAGCTCATGGGCGCCCATGCGGCCACGTTCCCGTGCTTCCGGTGAAAGCTTGGCAAGCCAGCGGCGCACCTGGTGTATAGAAGGGTGCGGCGGTTCAGTCTGTTCGACCAGCAGCTGGTAGGCAGCTTCAACGCTGGGCTTCTGTGGCTTTTGGTAGCGCTTGAGAAAATCACCAGCCCAGGGCGGCATGCTCATGTCCGCTTGGCGGCGCTTGGGGGCTAGGCCGCGTTCGCCGTGCTTGCGGAAGTCAGCGATCCAGCGCTTTAGGGTGCGCTCGCTCAGGTTGCGCGTGGCTGTCTTGCGGTCGTTGGCCAGCACGACGCGCTGCTTTAGATATGGCGTTAGATCGTCTTCCTTCGCGTGAGCAACTAACGTTTCGATGGCGCGCAGCTGGCTAACCATCTTGCTCATGCGTTCGATCTCGCGAACGAAGGCCACGCGAGCGGTCATCACCTGGCGCTGGGCATCGGTCAACTGCTGCTGGCCTGGGCGCTGTTCTTCTGGCTGCGGCGCTACGGTGCTGATGGGCGTTGGCGCGGCGTTATCCGCCTGTGCCAAAAGCAGTGCGTTTTGAGTTTCGGTGGGTAGAACGGCAAAGGCGTATTCGTAGCCACCGCCGCGACCCATGCGCTTCTGTGCTTCCCAGCCTTGGGTCGTGGCCTTGCGGATAACGCCACTGATTGATTGGGGCATGCCAGGCAAGCCCGCTAAGTCTTTGGCGGTGTACCAGTTCATTGGTCATCCCCCATCAAGCGCTTCAGCTCTTTCATGTCGCTTTTGAGCTTTTCCATCATCTGCTGGCGTTTGCCGTACTCGGCGGCAAGTGCTTCACGGCCATAGGCCACACGCCCACCACGCAAGTGAACGATCCAGTCGGTTAAGGCGTGGCTTTGGCACACTTCCTCAAGAAGCGGAATACGATAGAAGGGGATGTTGTGGTCGCTCCGTGCAGGGCTAGACCACGCATCTAGCATGTGCTTGGAAACGTCATCGCCAGAGAAACGACTCATTTGTGCAGCTACTTCGTAGCGGTCAACGGGGCAATCCTTTAGCACCAAACCCACTAGCTCGCTGACTTGAGCGGCATAGTTGCCGCTTCCTGGGGCAGGAACGACCGGCACCGGCACCTCAAAGATGTCTAATGTTTGGGTATCTTTGACGCGCTTCATGGCTATGCCTCCCGCGCCATTTGACGATGCGCGTTAGCGTTAGAGCGGCTATCATGCATACTTGATATTGATGCGCTCTTTTCTGCTCGATTAGGGCGCTCTCGACATGGTGTGCCGTTTGGGTTCCAGCGCTCTGGCCAAATAACTTGTGGGGTTAGCCCAAGCTTTTTGGCGATAGCGCGTTCCATGCGTGGGTAAGGGGTGTATTTCACCAACTGCACCGCGTTGCCGGTGACGCCCAGCTCATCGCTTAGTTTGCGCAGGCTGCAACCCTGGCTGCGGAGTTGGTATTTCAACCACTCCCAGCGCTGGGAAGGATTGATAGGAATTTCGTTATTCATGGCGTCACCTCGGTGGCGTTTTTTGGGGTGTCTAACCTGTCTTTCCCCATAAACATATCGCCAAATAGTTTTGCTTTCAAGCCAAATTTGATCGGCAAAAGTTGCGATAGTGAGCCAAAAGGTTTTTGTTGATTTTTATATCTTGTTTATCAATGAGTTATAGAAGTTTTGCGGTGTGATTTTAATTTAAGAGAGAGCGCAAAAGTTAATATGACGAACTTTGACGGATTCAGTGAGCGCTTGAAGATCGCCATAAAAGGCGAGTCATCCTACGGATTCGCCAAAAAGTGCGGGTTCTCGGAGAGTTTGATCAGAAAGTATTTATCAGGAGCTTCAGCGCCAGGGCTGGAAAAGGCGGTCATTATTGCCGAAGCTGCGGGCGTTTCATTGGACTGGCTGGCAACAGGTAAAGGCGAGACAGGCACAGGCACTCAGGCTGCAAAACAGAAGCCTGATGAAGTTGTCGGTATGGAAGACTACGCATTCGTGCCGCTGTATGACGCCCAGTGCAGCGCGGGTGCGGGCGCCTGGAACGAGAACTGCCGTGTGCTGACGCATATCTCATTCACGCGCTACTCGCTGCGCAAGCAGGGGCTAACGCCGGAGCACCTTTCAGCGATCCGTATTGATGGGGACTCGATGGAACCAGTGCTTCACAGCGGCGACACGGTGCTGATCGATCACACCAGGACGACGATTGAAGGTGAAGGTATCTATATATTGCGGCTGGATGGACATTTATACGCTAAGCGGCTGCAGCGTAACTTCGACGGTGTGAGCGTAATCAGCGCAAACAGCGCCTACGACAAGGTGACAGTGCCGCGTGACCGTTTGCATGAGCTAGAGATTGTAGGGCGCGCCGTGTGGGCTGCTGGGTGGTTGTAA